TTTTCCTTTACAGTCGGGCAAAATCTGTTATCCGACAGGCCGAAGATGCCCTTGTAGCTCAGTTGGTAGAGCACCTGATTTGTAATCAGGGGGTCGCGGGTTCGAATCCTGCCGGGGGCACCAAACAATTCAAGCGAAATCAAATGCTTAAAGAAGGACCCGCCATTGTGAGGCGGGTTTTTCATGCGCCATCGATTTAACAAGAATTACCATGTTTTCCGGGCTTTACCTTGGAATAGCGGGGAATACGTGGCGCACGCATGGCGCATGATGGCGCAAAAAGCATCCTCCCAGCCGGCGAGTGTTCCAAGGGCTTCGCATGGCGATTGGCCGGCAGGACGATTCGGCCGAAGCCGAACAAAGTGGCGCCGCGGTGGTGGTCGCGGCGCCCGCGCTGCAGGGCGGATTCCCTGATGGTGCCTAGCGCGATAAGTGGTGCCCGCGGGATTATTCGAAAATCCGACCTAGTGCTTAGAAGGCACTCGCTCTATCCGCTGAGCTACGCGGGCGAAGTTGTCAGACCGTCACCCCCTTCAGGAGATCCTCCGCAGACTTCAGACGGGCCTTCGCATCGTCGGCCACGACCTGGATCGCGGCGCGAATACTGCCGGCGTCAAGACGCTCGGCGATCAACGCGATGGCATCCATCTGATCGATCGCGCGGGTAAGCATGTCGCGTACTTCTATGTTCGCGTTCATTGCACCGCCTCCATTCCGGCCGGCGGGCCAAACTGATCCTGCGAAATCGCAATCGCCTCAAGGGTCTGGTGTGCCATGAAGTGAGCATTGTCGAAGCAAGCCTCTACTGCCGGGTGATAGCTGCGGCTGGCGACGAGCGCGTCGTCGAACAGGTCCAGGAAGATCTCCAGACGCTTGCGGGCTGTAATCAGTGCGTCCTGAATTTCGTCGTTCATTTGCGTGTCCCCTCTGTTTCGATGCCTGAATGATGGCGCCGAATCGAAATGGAGTCAAGCGTCTATTTGCAAATAGACGCTATGCGCAATTATATTTGCACTGTCAACCATCTTAACAAATTTGTCAAGCTGGTAATTTCAGAAAAGATTGCGGCTTTGCGATCGCATCAGCCGTGGCGGAGAAGGTTGGAGAGCGGAGGGGCAACCCAAGCTTAATTTCAGACCCCTCAATTAGGCAAAAATTTGCCGAATTGGAAGGCGTTCCGACGAAGCATATTGCGGCATCTAAAGCGGGCTTTGGCAACCCCGAAACGTTACGTCAGGCCAAATCCGTCGTCGCCAGCAATGACGAAGAACTGATTGAGGCTAAGGCGCTGCAGCCACGTTAAAGCCCCGCCCTTTCCAACGACTCGCGTTCGCCCGAGCCAAGCACCCGCCGCAATCCGGCGTCGTCCGGCTCGTCGGCAGGCTCTTCATCCTCAATGTGCCTCGCCGTTGCCGCAGCAAGCACGGCCTGCAGATCGTCGTACTCGAGTCCGACTGCCGTCAGCTCTTTTCCATCTTCTTGACGGTGGCGCGTAAACGGCATGGTCACGCCGAACTTGTCATCCCTCTTCACGAACATAGCGGCGCGGACGGTCACGCCATGAATGCGGAAATTGAAGGATGCGATGCCGCTTCCTGCATGGTTCAGCGGCTGCCATCGGGTGATTTCTACGGTCATATGATGATCCTTTATTCAAGACTTGGCGAACCAGTAGGGCACGCTCATCGGCTCGCCGGCCGCTGCTTCTTCATAATCTCGTTGGTTCGTTAGGGCGTAGGTAACGAAGTCATTAGCCGCATCGCGCGCCGCCATTTCATCGGGGATCGTCCGACTAGCCTCGATGGCGTCGGCAATTGCGTTAAAGACACCCGTTCCGGAACGGTCGGCCCGATACTTTTCCTTTGCGTCTGGATCTGCTGCCAGGTGCACGGCATTCGCAAGGATGGTGGTTTGCACGATGAGAAGGAATTCTTGCTGCTTGGTCATGTCAGTCTCCTTAGTTCCGGTGAGCCGTGGCCCACTCGCTCTTGATGACACGCGGTCTAGCCGGCGCTTGTGGTTCGACGCGAAGCTCACTCTCGCGGCGGTCTGCATCTATGGTCAAGGATTTGAATGCGGCCATTGCATAAACGACGCAGTCTAAAACCTCGTGACGACGTCCCGGAACCGGCACGAACTGCAGCACCTTGACGCCGGCCTTACGTTTCTCGGTTAGCCGTTCGCCGTTCAACTGTTCGAAGAAGTCTAGGTCCAGGTCTTCCGAAAATCGGAAAAACCCGCCGGCCTGCAGCCGATCAAAGAGAGCACGCTTGATGCCGTCTACACCGACAATCCAAAGCGAGTTTCGGCGCTTGACGTGGCGGCTGGCAACTATCCACGGCACATTGCCGCCGCGGCCCTTAATGGCCATCACCCGGCGACGGCTGCGCGGAAAGCAGAAATCATAAACGCGGTCCATGGTGACGCCGTCTGAACTGTCGACGCATGCCGCATCTATTCCGATCTGGCCACCAAGAGGATGCGGCCATCGGGTCTTCAGGAGGTCGTCGAGATCGGCCCATGTGGCGCTGTCATCCCACCGGCCATAAATGATCCGATGCGCAAGGATGTAGGCAACGCCGTGCCGGTCGTGTCCGATGATGCTGGCCTCGAGGCGATCATGCTGCACGTCCACGCCGCAAACCAAGGACAGGACGGCCTCAGGAATGGCGTCCAGCCCGAACGGCTCGCGGCTGTTGAATAGGACAGTCTCGTCCAAGCCGTCGCCACCAAGCGCATCCCATCCCTCGCCAATCAGGGTATTGAAGAACGCCTGCAGAAGCGTGGGGTCCTTGCCGCAATCTACAAACTCGGTTGCGATCTTGCCCCATGTCGCTTGTGGTAAAGGGCTGATCAGCGACGACACCTTAAAGCCGGCATGGCCTTTGACTTCCGGCTTGGTGGCGCGCCAGCGGCCCCTTTCTACAAGAGCCAGCTTGTCCGATTCCTCGACGACGGCGCCACAGCACGGCGCGCACCAGAAGGCTTTAGCAGGCTCGCCAGGCGGCCACTTGATATCCTTCCACGCGATTTCGCAGTGCTCGCCGCATGCCGGACATGGCACCTCGTAGATGCGTTGGTCGGACTTGTTATAGGCCGCGATGACGAAGCTGGTTTCGGTGAAACGAGGGGTAGAGCCGACGAGGATCTTCCGGTTCCGGAAGCTGAGCGTCCGCTTTTCGGCCAGTGCAATCGGCGAGCCCTCGACCGTCTGCTCCATGCGGTCGACCTCATCGAGGATAACGACGCGGCTCGTATGAGCATTCAGATTGCGCGGGATGGCAGACACGGCACGCAGTTCCCCACCGGGGAAGCGCTTAGCCATGATGCGATTGCGGCTCTTGCGGCTGCGATCTGCTTCGAACGCGTTACGCAGTTTTGGTGAGGCCGCAAAAGTCGGCTCGAGGTCCGAGACGATAAAGCGGCTGGCCGCTTCGTCGGTCGGGAATACCGAAAGGATGTTCGACGGGTCGTTGACCACGAAATTGGCAACGGCTGCGGTGAGGAGCATCGTATACCCAATGCGGGCACTCTTTAGCACCGACACCTTTTCGAAGGCCGGATCTGTGATGGCATCGGCGATGCCGCGTTGATAGGCGTAGAGCTTCAGCGGGCCAGGCACTGCCCCACCCTCCGGCAGCCGCAGTTCCTTTTCAGCCCACTCGCTCAGACGCAATTTCATCGGCGGGCGCAGGCTGCTCAAGGCGAGCCGGCGAGCCGTTCTCATCGTCTGCAAGGTCATTCAATGTGTCTCTGATTTCGCGATCGAACGCATGGACAGTGTCCGCGTCGACGGAGCGTCGGGCTGCTACTCGCTCGGGAACGGACAAGAGGCTGCTGCTCACTCGGCGCAGGATGTCCTGCCAGTTGCGGACCACCTCATCGACGTGGAGAAGCTCGCCCCTAAGTTGCTCGTTCTTGAGCGCCAGGTTGTCTGCTCTCTCCTTGGATTCGCGTGCCCGTTCGGCCGTGAGGTCGAGGACTTGTTTCTCCCCGCCTCGACCGGCAGACACCTCTCGAAGGTGGCGAGTGTGGTTGATTACGGACTGCTTCAGGTCGTAGCGTCCGCGTCCTGTGCGGACCGCTATGCCCCGTTCGGCAAGCTCTCTGATGGTCCTGTCGGACACGTCGAGCCATTCGCCGAGCGCCTTCGCGCTGACGTCATTTTCGCTCATTGGTGGCGGAACCCCCTTAGGTGATATGGCGGCCGTCGATATTCCGGGGTCGCGCTGGTCCGCCCATGGAATCGGCAGGGAGGACCCGCTTGTTCGAACCCATTGTGTTGCACTACTGCAACAGCTTGGCGATGACCTTCTCGACCCGCTCTTGCAACAGCGGCCCTGCGATCTTCTCGAAGGCGGCAAGGGTTGCGCCGCTCGTCATCTCCTTGGGGATGAACACGCCAGAACGGGCGAAGGTGTAGAGCCGGCCCTTGGTGCGCCTCATGACATGCCCGTCGAATTTCGCCACGGTCTTGCGGTTGCCCACCGCACCGCCCATCATGAACGCGCCAGGATAGAACGTTGCCTTGCCGAATGGCTTTGCCACGACACCACCGCCCGTCTCTTTGGGCTTCAGATACTTGAGGCGGATGTTGCCGCCCCGTGTGCGCATTTCATATGAGAGCTTGCCGGGCTTCGCCTGGTTGGGCTTGCCGACAGCGGCGACAATCACCTTGCGGTCAAGGCCGGTTTGTTTAGTCAGTTGCCTAATTACCTGTGTCTTCGCACGGTTGCCGACCTTGTTGATTTCGCGTGGTATGACCTTCGGAAACTCCTTGTTCAGGCGGTCAATCGACCGCCCGAACTTAAGCATCGTTTTGTCGGACCAGTGCATTTTGATCGTCATCAGACACCCCCACCAAACGAGGACTCGACCGCGTTCTTGATGGCGCCGCCAATCTGGTCAGCCATGCGGCTTGCGGCATCGGGATCGCTAGGCGAAGTGAAGCTGTTGGCCATCTGGACCGATACCGATACGGTTGCCCCGCCTGCCGTGCCGGTTAGAGCATGGTTTGGCGTTATCAAGCCCGACCGTGAAGGGCTGAACAATTCCGGGCCGCGCTCGCCTACAAGATAGGTGCCACCGCCACGGACGGGCCCGCCTGACGCACGCGCGCCATCGACTGGTGGTGCAGCCGGTGCATCACCACCACCGCCGAGGAACGACGGCAGGCGGATCACGTTGGACAAGTCGATGCGACCAATGGCGTTACGAATGAGCGACGGGATCGTCTTCACCCATGCCAAGAGAGAGTCGAACTTCGCGACGGCGCCGTCCCACAAGCTTTGAATGAGCGCATCGCCGGCCGCGAACATTTCGGCCGTTCCGGTTTTGAAGGCCTCGATGATGCCGCGCGTGACCTTGTAGGCGTTCGCCGCTATGGCCTGCTGGTGATGGTAGCCGAGCACGTCGCGCTCGAAGAGCGAGCCAAGCCAATCACCCAAGCCCGACAGCTTGGACATTATCGCCGCGCCGGCATCGCCGATGGCCGAAAGACCTGCCGCAATGGGATCCAGAACGGGCCGCAAGAATTCGAAAGCCGGCCCAAGCTCTTCGCCTATGGCGCGTGCCACGCCGGACACGGTCGAGGTGATGCGATCCCAATTGCGGTAGAGAGATGCACCGGCCGCAGCGACAGCAGCGACAGCAACGGCTATGCCCGCCCATACGGGCGCGGATATGGTTGCCAGGGCAGCACCGACAGCCGTAAAGATGCCGGCGACACTGGTCAATTTGATAGCCGCCGACAGGATGCCACCAAGGGCATAGAGGCCAGCAAACCTGAGTGCCGTAAGCGCAATGCGAAAGGCGACGACTGCGGCGGTTGCGCCGACTATGACGCTGGTCAATTGCGGATAGCGTGCCGCAAGATCGCTGATGCCGGTGATGACCGGCCCGATCTTGTCCATCAGCAGGTTCAGCGCCGGGATAAGTGCACCGCCGACGGATATGGCCAGGTCAGTCACGCGGTTGCGAAAAAGTTGCATCGCGTTGGCGCTGGTCTTGGAACGCGTCTCAAATTCGGCCTGTGCACTGCCCGCATATTGCGATTTGTCGCCGATCAGATCCAGCGTGTCGCCGAGCAGCTTGCCATTCGAAATGAGCGGGCCAAGGGCTCGAGCTTCATCACCGAAGAGGTCTGAAACAAGGCTTGCCCGCATGTCTGCAGGAAGCTTTGCAATGCGCCCTAGCACGCCCTGCAGCGTACCCATGGCGTCGGTTTGCATAGACTTGGCAACAGCCTTGCTGGAGAGGCCCAACGCCTTGAAGGCCTTGGATTGCCTTGCCGTTGCCGAGCTACCACGAGTCAGTGCGCGGCCGATGTTGAGGATGGATGTGCTGGCGACTTCCGAGCCGAAGCCCGCGCCGGTCATGGCCGCGCCGAGGGCAGCGACCTGTTCGGCCGTCATGCCGAATTGTGACGCCATGGGTGCCACGCGCTTGACCACGTCGAGGATCTGAGGCGCGCTGGCCGCGGAGTTGTTGCCCAAAAAATTGATCGCGTCGGCAAGGCTGGCCGTGTCTTCTATTGAGCGACCAAGTGCGGTCTTCAGCTTCGCCATGGACTCGCCGGCTTCGCTGGCGCTGATGTCCCAGGCCGTGCCGACCTTCGCGGCGAGCTCTGTGAATTTGAGCAGTTCGTTGTTCGCAATGCCCGACTGACCTGCTGCCGCGACGATCTCGCCGAGGCCATCCGCTGCCATGGGGATGCGCAGCGATAGCTCTCGGATGTCGGCGCCCATCTGCTTGAACGCCTGCGGACTTTCGAAGTCGACCACCTTGGCGATGTCGGCCATGGTGCTTTCGAACGCGACGGCAGCGTTGATCGGAGCAGACAGACCGCGAGCCAGGGCATAGCCGGCGCCGACAGCGTCGAGCATCCTGCCGCGCATATTGTCCAGCGCGGCCGAGTTGCGGGCTTGCATGGCATAGAGCCGCGACAGCGTGCCAGATATCGCCTTCGCCGGACCGGACAGGCGGTCGAG